ATGTGAGAGTCCTTCAGGGGTTGGTTGCGGTGTGGATCACACCCGCTAAGGCTGGTTGCCCTAGCGGCTGAAATCAGTAGCGAAGGGGTTCGTGCGTGGCGTCGTCCACGTACAGCAGGCGGAAGTCGCATTCGAGGGGGAAATCCGCCGCCGCGATGTCGAAGCCGCGCCCGAGCGCGGTGAAGTACGAAGCCACCCACAGGGCGACAGCGGGCTGCAGTTCGGGGATGTCCACGACGCGCTGCAGCTGTTGGGCGAAGGTCAGGGGCATGGTGATCACTCCGGCAGGTGGCAGAGGCCGTCTTCGAGCAGACGGGCGGCGACGCGTCCGTAGCAGCCCTGGAGCTGCCAAGCGAGACCGGTGTCGATCATGCGCTGGAACATGTCGACGGTTTGCTCTTCGTCGAGCTCGCCATCTTCGTAGGCGATGATGTCACTGGTGAGGCGGAGAAGTGCGGACATGTGGGGCTCCTGGTGGGGGTCGTGGGGTGTCGAGATGACGGTTTAAGTATCGTCGTTCCGTCGAGTGTTTGGAGGACTTAAATTGTAAAAGTTCTAGGGGTTTTCCCTTAGTTTCTGTGGTTTTTCTGCAACAAATGGCTTCCCACAGGTCGCGGAAGGGTTCCGTGAGATGCGGGAAGCACGCCAAGACCGGCATCCGAATGATTTATCTCCCTGTTGCACAATCCCGTAGCGTCTCGGGAACCGAGACACAACACGAGGAAAATCGAGATGGCAAACGGCAACAGCATGGTCAGTGTCCCGGGCTCCAAGGCCCCGAAAGACGCGTACAGCGACAACGCGATCGTCGAGGAGGGTGGTGGCCTGGGCAAGGTCGATGGGTTCGGCAAGGGCTCGGCGTCGCACACCGCGGGCCACACGGGCGCTGACGCCAGCGTCACCAAGGGCAGCAACGGCAAGGGCTCGGTGCGCGGGTTCAGCGGCGGCACCCTCGCCGGCAAGATCTGACCGGGCGCCCGGTGGCCGGGCAAACGCTGTTCAGTGCAGCCCGCGCGTTGGCGCTGGCTGCGTTCGTTCGTCTGTGGGAGGTTCGCCAGTGGTTGGCAAGTACGAAGAGCAGGTAGTCGGCACGGCGCGCGAGTTCGTGCACGGCGACTTCGCGGGCAAGGTGTACCCGCCGGCTGAGAAGTCGGGGGCCCGGGGCTCTCGGGTGTGGGTCGTCGCGGTCGAGCAGGCCGACGTGCTGACAGGCAAGACCGAGCGCGCGGAGAAGGTGTTCGGCAGCAAGTCACGCGCGCTGGACTTTTACACCGAGCTGTGGCTCGGCATGAGCCGGACCGAGGCGGCCAGACGCGCGGATCCCGAGCTGCCAGGACGAGCCACCGACATCCGTGCCAGTCGAGTGCAGCTGCACGAGGCGGTGGCCAGTGGCGTGCAGGCCGACGGGCGCGCGAAGCTGAAGCGCGAAGGGCTCAACCTGCGCAAGGTGGCCGAGGTGCTGAGCTCGTACGACCTGGACCCGATCGAGACGATCGCGGACGCCCTGGTGCCGGTCACCGTGATCGACCCAGACACGGGAGCCGAGGTGCTGGAGCACCGGCTGTCCGTGGAGCAGCGCACGCAAATCGCGATCGAGCTGCTGCAGTACATCCATCCGAAGCTGAAGGCGGTCGAGATGAAGATCGACGGCACGCTGGCCGGCATGTCGCAGGAGCAGCTGGACGACCGGCTCAAGCTGCTACTGGCGCGCGCTGCGGCCCAGGCTGCCAAGGGGGACGCATGACCGAGCAGCGCCGCAACGTGTTCGCCTGGACGCCAGCCGGCAGCGCCATGCCGGCGTACGTGTCGCTGAACAGCGTGCCAGGGGGCTACGAGCTCATCGTGCGCAGTGGCCCGGAGGCCGGGTCGATGTGCGCCTGGGTGGCGCTGGGCCGCGAGCAGTTGCTGGCGATGCGCGACGCGCTGACCCTGGAGCTGGGCGACGGGCCGTCCGTCGACCCGCTGGCGTGGCCATTCGGACCCCGACAAGCACAGAATCGGCCGAATTCTGTACACGTCGACTCGGACGTGCATAAGGCGTGAACACATGAACCTGAGCGACGTCATCGACGACGTGCTGTTCGACCCGATGACTCTATCACCGGGTGACCGGAAGGAGCTGCTCGAGCTGCTGGCCGAGCGGGACCTACGGTACAAGCGCAACTGGCTCAGCCGCTACACCCCGTACGACCGGCAGCAGGAGTTCCACGACGCGGGGCGCACGCACCGCGAGCGCCTGTTGATGGCCGGAAACCAGCTGGGCAAGACGTTCGCCGGAGCCGCGGAAGTCGCGATGCACCTGACCGGGCGCTACCCGGACGGATGGAAGGGCCGACGCTGGGACCACGCTACCCGGTGGCTGTGCGGCTCGGAATCCGCGGAGCTGACCCGCAAGGGCGTACAGCGCCTGCTCGTCGGTCCACCGGAGGACGAGTCCCTGTGGGGCACGGGCGCTATCCCCTACGAGTGCCTGAAGGGCTACAGCCGGCGGCAGGGCGTCGCCGATGCCCTGGCCTCGCTCGTCGTGAAGCACGAAAGCGGGGACAACAGCATCCTGCAGTTCCAGTCCTACGACCAGGGGCGCAGCAAGTGGCAGGCCGACACGATCGACGGCGTGTGGTTCGACGAGGAGCCGCCGCTCGACGTCTACTCGGAAGGCCTGACCCGCACGACCGCGACTAGCGGCATGGTGTTCGTCACGTTCACCCCGCTGCTGGGCATGTCGGACGTGGTGATGCGCTACCTCGACGAGAAGCCCGAGGGCACGCACGTCACCACGATGACGATGGCGGACGCCAAGCACATCCCGGCCGCCGATCGTGAGCGCATCATCGCCGCGTACCCCGAGCACGAGCGCGACGCGCGAGCCAACGGCGTACCGATCATGGGGTCGGGTCGCGTGTTCCCGGTCGCCGAGTCGATGATCAAGGTGCCCGCGTTCACGATCCCGGCGTACTGGCCGCGCATCGCCGCGGTCGACTTCGGGTGGGATCACCCGGCTGCCGTGGCGTGGCTGGCGTGGGACAGGGACACGGACACCGCGTACGTCTACGACGTGTGGCTGGCCCGTGAGACGCCGGTCGCCCAGCAGGCGCTGGTGATCCGCAAAGGGGGCGAGTGGATCCCGGTCGCGTGGCCACACGACGGCCTGCAGCACGACAAGGGCTCGGGCGAGCAGCTGGCCGCGCAGTACCGCGCCGAGAAGGCGAACATGCTGCCCAAGCGCGCCACGTTCGAGGACGGCACCAACGGCCTGGAGGCCGGCGTGTCGATGATGCTCGATCGCATGCGCGCTCGCCGGCTGCGCGTGTTCGACCACCTGGAGCCCTGGTTCCGGGAGTTCAGGCTGTACCACCGCAAGGACGGCCTGATCGTGAAGAAGTCGGACGACCTGATGTCCGCCACCCGGTATGCGCTGATGTCGCTGCGGTACGCGGTGTCACAGGCAGAGGCGGCCGCCGTCAACGGGTTCGCGCTGGCACCGAACATCATCCCGGGTTGGGCAGTGCTCGACCCGACAACAGGGTACTGAGACCATGACCATTCGCGTGACAGTCCACAACGCCGAGTCGACCGCCGAGAGCATCGTCGCCGTGCGGCAGATGACCCACGTGGGCGGGGACGTGGTGTCCGGGCCGCACTGGTTCCTGGGCCAGGGCAAGCAGCAGGACTTCTATCTGCACGACCACCAGTTCATCGTCGCCATCGAGGTGAAGCGTGGCAGTCCGTTCTATCCGGCCACCGAGGCCACGCCAGACCCGGCTGCCCCGCAGCCGCTACCGGAGCTCACCTCATGAATGACGCCTTCACCCAGGCCCTGGTCGACATGCTCAAGCTCATCGACGCTCGGTTCACCGCCGTCGAGCAGCGCCTCACTGCGCTGGAGCAGCGCCAGCACCCCGAGTGGTACCAGCAGACGCACCCGCGGCCGTGCGACATCCTGCCACCGAACTGGGGCGCCCCGATTCCGGGTCCGTCGCACCCCCCTGGCTGGGGCGCCGCTGACCCGCTGCCACAACAGCCGTGGGTCGTGACCTGCGACTCAAGAAACTCCGGAGGCCTGAATGGCTAAGAACCCACTGGCTCAGAGCTACGAGCCCTCGCAGAACTTCCCGCCGGAGATGGTCGCCGAGAAGCTGGCGCAGGACGCCGGGGTTCCGGTGCAGACCGACGACGAGGCGCAGCGTCAAGCGCGCAGCGAGCGTCTGCAGGCGTTCTCCTACGGGCTGGCGCAGAAGCGCGACAGCTGGATCGCGTCTCGGCGCATGGCCGGCGTCGACCGCCGCTGGCGCGAGGACTCGGACCAGTACCACGCCATCGACAATGTGAACCGCATGTCCGCGGACATGATGCGCAACGTGGAGCAGGGCGGACCGGCGGTACAGAACGCGTCGATCCCGCACCGCTCGACGGTGTTCATTGGCCTGACGCGTCAGAAGTCGAACAGCGCCGAGGCGCGCCTGTCAGACATCGTGCTGCCCACCGACGACAAGAACTTCGGCGTTGACCCGACCCCGAACCCCCAGCTGGCCCGGCAGATGATGGACGACACGCCGGTCACCGACGCCATGGGCAACACGCCGGTGCAGCCGCTGGTCGACCCGACGACCGGCAGCCCGGCCCTCGACGCCAACGGCCAGCAGATCCAGCAGCCGCTGCGCATGAAGGACATTGCCGCCGCGGCGCAGACGGCCGCGCGCGAGTCGGCCGACGCGATGGAGCGCAAGATCGACGACCAGTTCGTCGAGTGCGACTACGCGTCCGAGGTGCGCAAGATGCTGCACGACGCAGCGTACCTGGGCGCCGGGGTGCTGAAGGGCCCGATCGCGACGAACAAGACGCGCAAGGCCTGGGTGAAGAAGGAAGACCCGAACGGCGGCGCGCCGGTGCACGTGCTGGAGATCATCGAGGAGACCCGTCCGACGAGCGTGTGGGTGCCGTGCTGGAACGTCTGG